GTCATTTCGTAGCCTCCTGTGTGTTTGGCTTAGGGTCGGCAGGGTGTTTGCACCGCAGCGCCCGTCGCCGTGTTTAGATCCCAGAAACCTTGAGTAGTACCCACACGATAACGTTCAGGTCGCTGGTCGTGCCGTCCCACGTCGCGCTCGACGTGATTTCCGCGCCGATCACGGCCCCGACCGCAAAACGCGCAGCCGTGCGCGGCGCCGTGTCGTACTTTTCCGTCTCGGTCGTGATGGACAGCGTCGGGTCGGAGCCCTCAGTGCCCGCCACGGTTGCGCCCACGGTCAACGTGCCCGCCGTGGCCGCCGCCGAGAGGTGCGCCGAGATGGCCACAATCTTGCCCTCCCACGGCATGACATAGCCCGTGGTATCCAGCACGGTCGCGTCGACCTCGGACGTGTAGAGCTGTACGTTGGTCTGGCTGGCTGCTACACTCGCCTGCGAGAACACAAGCGGCACGAGCTGCCAGCGCGAGAGAGTGTTGTCGATCTGCATAGGTGCCTCCAATAGCGGGGCGGTTGCCCGCCCCAGCTAGCACTACAGGTTGATGTAGTAGACCTCGTCGGCCCACTCGATACCGCTGTCCGCGCCCGTGGGTGTGAATCGCCCGAACCCAACGCGCAGACTGTACACAATCCGCGTCTGGTCGCTGGACGGGATGCGTTCCGTCTCCATCTGGATACGCCGTCGCCAGCCCCATTTGCAGCCGTTGCGGTTGAACGTCACGATTTGGCCATAGAGGTTGTCGCTGGCCGTCTCGTCAACGTAGCCCGTGGCCTCGGATTTGCTCAGCGCAATCGAGCTGATCACGGGGTGATTATAGACGCGCGCGACCTGGCCAGTGAACGTGGTTGCGGCGTTGCCCGCCTTGTCCTGGGTCTTGAACTCGTCGATGTCCAGCATCGCATCAGCCGTGTACGGGTCGACGATGTGCACGACGTCGTCCGGCGAATTCGGATGCCCCCAGTCGTGCTTGTAGGTCGCGTCAATCATGCGGCCATAGGCCCCCCTGAAGTGGCTCAGGTCGACCGGCAGATTGGCCGCACTCGCGCTATTGCCCGTGTTGTCTACCAACGCCGCGTGACGAATGCCGTTGAAGGCCAGGGTGTGGGTCGTGGAGGCCAGCACGGAGTCGGCGCCGTTCAGGCCGCTGGTGCCCGTCTCGTCACCGTTCAGGCAGAGCGAATCCATGTAGTAGGCGATGCTCTTTTGCGCCTGCCCGCGCAAGAACGGCACAAACGCGATGATGGAATCCTCTTCCATCTCGCCCGACCACATTTGGTGGATGACGAATTTGGCGGCGCTCACGCTCACGCGCTGCGAGCCCGTTTTGCTGGTGGTGTAGTCGGTCACCGTCGAGCTGGTGGACTCGCTGACGTACAGCATCGCCGGGAAATCGACCTCCACCGGCAGATACGCCGTGGGCGCGGTCATTTCAAAGCTGCCGATCAGGTTGGCCACGCGCATATCACTGCGCGACGCCTCCCACAGATCGCCCACGTACTGGGCACCGATCAACTGCGAGCCGTAACCGCTCTCGGCGGTGTCCATCGCGCGCATCGCCCGCTCGTACTCACGGACGTTCTGCTTGGTCACGCGCGGGAACAGATCGTCGATGGCCCGCTTGTCAATCTCGCGCACCTCGTCGGCCGACAGGTAGTAGGCGTCGCTGATGGCCCGGAACGTGTTTTCCAGCTCTTCCGACGGCCCCTTGTACACGCCACCGCCGCGCTTCGACGTCCCGCGCAGGCTGTTTTGCAGGTCATAGAGAAACTCGATATCCGCCTGATTCAGCCCCCAACGGGCGAACTTGCCGCCAATCAGACGGGTGTCGGCGGGCTGGCCCCAGCGCATCTTGCGGGCGAACTCGGGGTCTTTGAGCAGGGCGCCAAACTGCTGATTGATGAGGGCCAGCAAGCGCTCCTCACTAGTGGCGTCGGCGAGCTTGGCGTCAACCGCGACCAATCGATCGCGGATTTCCTGGACAATGGTATCGCTCATTTCGTTTGCTCCTTGGTTGCCTCTGCCAGCGCGTCACGTAGCGCCGTCAGGGTTGTGTCCTGGTAGTCATCGGTGGTCACTTCCAGCGGCGCATCGTCCGCGGCATCCCCGGCGGCTTCGATGGCCGCGTGAATCACGGCCAGGGCCTCCAGCACCGTTTGTTTGCGCTCCCTGGTGAGCCGTAGCGGCTCCTCGAATGCCCGTGCGCACACGTCCGGCTCGCCCTCTAGGAACAGTCCCGCGATGGTGGCCCTATCCAGGGCCTCCAGATCGCTCCAGGGGACGTACTCAGGGGCGGTGCGGTCGTGTTGTCGGTACTGCCGCTCTAGCTCGTTATAGGCGTGGCGTCGGGTCGGTTCGTCGCCGCAGGCGTCTGTGAACAGGCGCACCATCTCGGCCGCTGTTCGCTCCCACGGTTCGTCACCGTCCGGCGTTTGTCGCTCATAGTCTCGGATAATCTCACGCCACGCGCGCACCTGACGCGCCGGCAATGCGTCCGGGTCCATCGGGACGGGCACCATCGAGAACTCTAGCAGTTGGTTCCGCATCCCGCCCTTGTCGCCCAGCTTGACCGTCTCCCAACCCACCGACCCGGCGATCATCCCTTTGACGGCCTTGCCGCGCACCCGCTGGGCGAACTCGTCGTCGGCGTCGTAGGTCACGTCCACGCGCAGCTCGGCACCTTCGACGTGGGCGCGCCCGGTGCCGATGGGCAGGTTCTGCCCCATGTAGTCGTGCGCCCAGAGGATAACCGGGTGTTTCTCGAATCGCGTCAGGTCCCATTGGTCGGCCCGCAGGTCTAGCCCGTCGCTCTTGACGCCCTCAGTGCTGGCTACCCACTGAATCGGCGCGTTCGGGTCGGGCACCGTGCCCTCGGGCTGCTCGTCAACTCTCACGTGCGCTCGCATGTACTGCATGGTATATCCCCTTTACGGCTTCAGCCCGGCTATCATGGTGCACCGGCAGTTTATGTCTTCCCCGGCGTTGCCGATCTGCCCAGGTGCAGGCCCGGCTCCGCCGTCTAGCACAAAGTCCGCGCGCAGCGGCACCGTCTGGCCGTGCGCTACTACGTGGCTCTCGCGCGTCACCTGGTCTAGTGCCGCGATCCAGGTCTTGGTTTCGACCACCTCAGACTGCTCCCAGGCAATCAGCGTCCCGCCGTTACTGGCGCCCAGCACCTCAGTGCGGGCGATGGTGAACGCGCGCGACGCCTTGGCCAGCATCTCCTCGTCGCCCGTGTGGTGGTAGTAGCCCGTGAATAGGTCCTCTACGCGCGCGGCCAGCTCATCCATTGACTCGCCCGCATCCGCAGACGGCGCCAGCACGCGCTTCAGGTCGTCCCAGGTTGTAGCGGTCACCTGTTTCGCAAACCGCTGGGCGCGCCGCTCCAAGAACCGCGCGGCGTCGCTCTGTGCGAAATCGAGCACCTGCTGTACCGGTTTATCACGCTTGCCGCGTGGCAGCATACCGGCCAAATCGCTCAGCGCCTCGTCGCCGAAATCCTGCATCACGCGCTTGATCAGCGGCCGTATCAACGAGCGCGACGCCTTGATCCACTGTGGCCGGTCAAATGCCTTGGATAGCGCCGCTGGCGACACCTCTTTTTGCGCCTTCAGCTTGGCGACAACGCTTGTGCGCTGGCGTCGGAATAGGTCTGCCATGGCGTCGGCCACGCGCTCTTCCCAGCGGTCGGAGCGTTTGGCGAACCGGTTCCATATCCGTTGGTGCTCGACGCCGTTGTACTCGAGCCCTGGCACAGCGGCCCGGCCGCGCTCGGTGTCGTCTGTGGTTTCGTCGTCTGCCTCGTCGGCGTCCGGTTCGTCGTCTGTCGGCTCGTCTGTGTCCGGCTCGTCGCCCTCAGCGGGCGGCGCCCCAAACGGCGAGGCCACACGCGGCGGCTCGTCGCCCCACGGCACCGGCTCTAGCCCGCGCTCTGTGCGCCATTCGTTGATCGTGATTGCCCCACGCTGTATCTGGTCGCTGGCACGCTGCCACTCCAGGTTTTCGTCGGCCTGTAGTGCGGTCACCTCGCTGGTGTCAAACTCGGCATAGTCGACGCCGGGGAATAGCGGACACAACTGCTCGCTCAGCTCGGCGGCTACGAATCGCGACTCGGGAATCAGGCACCGGCCCCACACGGCGGACTCGGCGGCCTGGCTGTTCTCGTAGGTGCGCTGGCCGCCGATCAGGTCTAGCGGCACACGGTAGGCGCGACAGATATCCTCTAGGGCCAGCCGCAGCAGGTTGCTGAACTCGGCGTCTTTCGGCGTGACCTGGGGCATGGCCTCGACCCTGAACTCGTGGCGGAAAATGCCCCACTTGTGCGCGTTTTCGACGCCCTTG